CCATCTATCTGCTGTTGTATAACCACTGTCAGTAATACCAGTTTTTGCAGTCCCCCTTTGTGCTACTTGCATTGCACCATTAATAATAAAGTTGCCAGAACTAGCCCCACCTGCTGCTGTCCAGCCTGAGCCATCGTAAAGTTGCAGGGAATTAGAATCCTCAAGATATGTCACCATACCCTCAACAGGCGTTGGGATAGCAGACCCTCTAGCTGCTGTACCACCAAAGGTCATAACAGACTGATCCATTAGGAAGCTGTTTACATCTGAGGCATCAAGCCTTGTAAAAGCGTCAAACTCTTTTCTTGGCATGGTTTCCTTCTATGGCCCTAATATGTTGACATTCAAGATACCCTTGCTGTCGCTGTTTAGGGTAAACAAGTTGCGTTCGGTTCTAAGCCTCAATTCTACCTCATGGCTTGTAATCGTAATGCGGTGAGAAATACCGGTCACCAGACCAGAGGCAATCTTTGGGTCACCTACTCGGTTGGGTGTAAAGCTAACGCTGATGTAAGAGTCAATTTCAAGGTTCAAGACCTGCAATCTTTCCTCAAGAGTTAGGTTGCTTAGATCTACAGTTACGGAGTCCACGCGAAGCTCTGGCTGATAATAGTAAGTCAGGTAATCTTTGGCAACATCAAAAGCACCTGAGTCTGTGGCATTGAGCAGGTCAGTAATTGCATAGCTTCTTACTCCGTAAAGGGTTTTTGATCCTGGTGCTGAGGCAATCTGCAACACGGAGCCAGGGTCTTGAGTTGATGCCTCAACCTCATTGTAAAGATTCTCTGAGCCGTATTGCACTTTGATGTTTGTAAACCTAATGCCAGGGCCAAAGTCGCTAAATAGCACAGGGGTTGGCTCAGGGTCTGCAACTGTGACAGTCAGCAAAGATTGTGCGTTACCAGCAGATGCACCTGGCACCAAGATTCCAGATGAGGCTGAGTATGGCCCAGAGTAGTCAGAGCCATGAGCAATAGCCACAGCGTTGATAGCAGCGACTCGGTAGTAGTAAGTGATACCAGGGGTTAGGTTGGTGTCAACAAAGATGCGTAAGGTTGAGTTGGTGTTGGCCACGATTGTGTTGAAGTTCACATTGTCGGTAGATCGCTGGATTCGGTATCCACTTACAGCCTGACCACCATCAGAGGCAACCACACCCCAAGTAAAGCTGATAGAGGTTGAGGTTGCACCAGAGATAACAGTTGCCGGTGTTGTCGGTGCTGTCGGTAACACATCGTAGTAAAGCCTGTATGCAAGTGGGCCTACACCAGCTGCGATTTGATTTACAAAGTTGCTTGATGTTGCAAAAGGAGTTGTATCAGCCCTACCTGTATTAGCACCAGCAGCCATACCCCATCGGACTCCGAAGTCGGCAGGCGGTTGAAAGACAGGGTTAATGATTGCAAAACCAACCCAGTATTGAGTTCCTGAAAATACTGGTCTGCTGTTTATTGGTGCTTCCCTTAATGTGGTTCCCGAAGTGCTAAGAGTTAAGTCAGCACTAAACGCAAAATTGGTTCCAGTTGATGTCCACATACCAAGTCTGACAACTGGGTTGGGGGGATTGTTATAGGGAGCTAGAAATATCCCAACATCGGAAACTAGAGCAGGTTTGGCAGCAGCTCCTGTTTTACCAGGGGCATCTCTACCATCAATGTTTGGGAATGTTACAAGCTCAGCGGCCTTGTGGACATTTCCACCCTGATAGGAGACAACAACATTGCCGTTACCGGTTTCTGCAAAACTCATAAGTTATAGCACCCACTCAGTTTCATAAGTCTCAAAAGCCCTTGATGGCTGATAGTCAGGTGCTTCAGGGTCAGTTGAATTGTAAACAGGATCGTTAGCACCATCAAAGTAAGCGTCAACAATCGGTGACTGCTCAATCAAGATGGCATCAAGAAAGACAGCACTTGCTGATGGGCTTTGGCTAATTGTAATCCCAGAGTAAACGCTGAGAGATTGAAAGGTTGTTCCAAGCCTTGTCCAGTCAGAGCTTGTTACTGTGCCAGAAACAGAGTTTGTTGATGAATAGGTCGCACCATCAACTGAGGTCAGCCCTGCCAAGTTCACAGTTACAGTTCCAGAGCTTGCCCTTGCGTAAACAGACACCGCGTAGTCAGCAACTGAGTCGCTATCAAAGAATTGCCTAACAGCTCCACCTGCACTAAGGCTGGCACTAGCTGTGCCGATGTAAGCCTGAGCTGTTGATCTAGTTAGTGTGCCTGTCTGCACTACCCATGTTGCGGTGTTGTTCTCAAAGCTTGGGTTGGTGGAGAGGTTGACTCTTTCATATTCAAAGCTAGGGTTCTCAAGGTCATTATTACGGCTGCGGAATACGATGCGGCCTTGCTTGTCAATGAATAGCCTGCCAGGCTCTGCCTTCTCAACCTCTTGCAAGTGAGTCAAAACATTTGTGCCATCAGCAACGGCATAGTCACCAACCTCAGCGATACCAGGTGAAATCACCCTCTTAGCTAACGGCCAGATAGCGGTTCCACCAACTTCAGGTCTAAGCAAGACAGTAGTTATTCTGTCGCTAGTAGATTGCTCGGTTGGCGTAAAGTCTGTAAGAGTCTGGTTGTTTAGATTCCAGAAAGCGTCAGAGGCAACAATCTCGGCGATAGATTCTCCGCTTGGGGAATAGGCAAAGTTCCAGTCTGTAATAAAACCAGTAAAGACAATCTGATCCTCTTTGTAAACCCTGACCTCACCAGTTGGGACAATCTGACCTTGGTATGGGCTGGGGCCATAGTCAGGGTCATAGTTTCGGGTTTCGTTGTTTAGGGTTATTGAGCAAGAGGCAGCGTTGAAGGTTTCCTGCTGTGGGTCTTTACCTCTGTTTACAGCAACGCTAATAACATCAAGGCTAATGTCATTGAAGTTGACAGGCTCACCAGCAGGGGCAAACCCAAACTCTACCTTGATTGACAATTAGGATCTCCATGCTGTGCCGGACTGACGCTCAAAATCTCTAATGGCATTAACTACTGATCTACCGATGTCTGACCCAGTTGCTAGTCCACCACTAACAGTAATGTTATAGGTTGTCTGGCCTTGACCAAACCTGCCTAGCCGGTCAAGAGGGATAACAGCCTCAGCTTGTCCAGCCTCAGCGATGTTAGCAAGCACCCCACCTGGGCGTGGCATTACGATTCCACCCTCGGCAAGTCTTGGAATCTTTAGCGTTGGGATTGTAGGGATTTGCAGGTTGATGCCGATAGCCTTACCAGCACCCAACACTCGGTTGATTAGACCCAAGAGTCCGTTGACTCCCGAAATAATAAAGTTGATGTAACCCTCAACAAAGCCAAGCATCCCATTGAGTGCTCCCCTGACTATGCCACCCAAGCCGTCAAAGATGGACACAAAGAAACCACCGATTGCTGCAAGGGCGTTTCTAAATCCAACAACAAAGTTAGCCAACCATGTTCCGATGTCCTTGAATAGCTTGTCCCAGCCACCATAAAGATTGACTAGCCAGTTGATAAGCAAAAGGACAGCAGCAGAAAGGGCAGCAATCAAAGTAATAACTTTGACAATCGGGTTTGCGTTTAGGGCAAAGTTAACAGCTAGGATTGCCACAGCAAGAGTGGCTAAAATACCAGCAAGCACAGTAGCAACAACTGAGTTTTCCTCTACCCAACCAGCAAAAGCTGTGAGTATCGGAACCACAATTTCCATAGCGGGGATTAGCACACGACCAATAGCAATGCCCATGTTTTCATAAGCCACAGCCTGACGCTCTAAAACTCTTGACTTGTCAATCTCATCAAAAGCGTTTTGTGTGGAACCAGCTGCCTCTGCTTGACGATCAAGCTCCTTGGCAAATGTCGCAGAACCCACACCTGCAAGAACGTTGATTGCGTTAACAGCTTCTATTCTTCCGAGCAGGGTTTTCATTGCTGCCGATGAGCCACCAGTTGATTTGTAAACAGCATCCATTGCAAATTGCAAGCCCTCTTGAGCGATGGCTGCTTCACCAGACTCATAACCTAAGCTGTTCCAAAGGGCGGTTAGTTCCTTGCTTGGGTCGCTCAATGCAACAAGGGCTGATCTAATTTGAGTTGTTGCTTCAGCGGTAGGCACACCAGATGCGGTAAGAGCTGCAATCGCAGCGTTTACTTCAGTAAAGGAAACCTTGGCTGCGGCTGCTGCTGGTGCGACATTGAAAAGAGATGCTGATAGTTCCTCAAAGGTAGTCTTACCACCATTGACAGCTGCGAACATTGAGTCAGCTATTTCTTCGGTTTGACTTACATCAAGTCCGAAGGCATTGATAACAGTAGTCAAACCATCAACAGCAGTTTCAACATTTGTTACACCTGCTACTGCGGCCTTTGAGGCAATCTGCATAAACTCAAGGGCATTGCCTTCTGGAATACCAGAGGATATAGCCTCGTAAAGACCCTTTCGTAGGACTGTCTGTGCAATTCCAAACTCAGTAGATAAGCCAGATACAAGATCTGCAAATCTAGTAAAGGTAGTTTCTGCCTCATCGCCTGTTGCACCTGTAAGAGAAACTATTTCTCGCATACCGATAGCCAACTCAGTTGCGTCTGTTACTGCTTTATTTGCACCGACAGCTAAAGCACCAAGACCAATGATTGCGGCAGGGGCTAGTGACCTAGTTATAGCACCAAGCTTCTCTATTGGTGTGTTTAGTCTTTTTAGCTCTCTCTCGAGCTTGTCAAAACCAGCACCATTGAAGTTGCTGAGGATGTTGATGTTAATTGACATTAGCTGACATCCCTTGTGATTTGTAGATTACGATTTACGCCATTCATGTATTCTTCAACACCACTCAAGACGCTTGCTTGAATAAATGGAAGTTGACCTTCTGCCTCTGACCAAACATACCGAGATGGTTTGTTTTTGAGAGCGGCAATCATAAACTGACCTTGGGTTGTAACCTTGTGCTTTCGCATAGTGCCACGCCAGGGATAGCTAGATGTTTCTGATTTTCTTGTTAGGCCAGACTTACCTGCCATGTCAGCAATGTTGAAAGCAACTCCACCAAACCTAACAGCCAACAAAGGTGTTGAACCTGTTGCACCTCGTCTAGCATTTCGACCCGACACTTCAGTCTTGAATGTGCCTGGCTTCCAAGCTGTCCGACCTCGATGATTTCTAAAGCCCTTGATTGGGCCAAGAATTGGTGAGTTAGTAATTACTCTGTTACCGAGCGTGTCACCGGCTCGCTTCATGTGAGCACGGATAGCAAAGAATAAGTCTTGGTCAACCTTGCGAATCTCGGCAAGGGTTTCCCTAACGCCATAGACTTCTATTGAGTTGTTTATCATTCTCTACCTACGCTTATTCATGGATTCTGACTTACCCTTTAGATACATCTGCATGGTAAAGAGCATCCGTTCTGACTCTTGCATTAGCACCGATGGTGCAATCCCTGTTTCACAAGCTAAGGCTGCAATAAAGAGGTGGGAGCTTCGTTCTCCCAGACCCTTTATTCCTTTACTTTTGGGTCTGTGTCGTCACCCTCGATGTTCTCAAGGGTTTCCACAAAGTCCTCAAAGCTCTTGTCAGTTTGCTTCTTGCGGCGTAGGGCGTTCCAAACAATATAGGCAAGGTAAGTCAGGCGTGGGTCTTTCTGAATTGTTGTTACAGCAAGATTGAATTTATCCTCAAAAGCGATAAAGTCCGGTGTGCCACAAACAACAGATTCTTTAGATCCGTCTACAAACTCAACTCTGAAAGGGATTTGCATCAGCTTACGCCGTTGCTCTTGTTAGTTCCCCTGTCAATGGCCATGTGATACCCACAGTAGCCAAGTCACCCACTGTCGAAGCAAAGGGGGTGTAGGAAGTAACCAAGAAGGTTCCGGTGTAGCTAGGGTTCGATGCAGTTACTGTGCCTGATGTTGGAACAACAGTTACAGTTGCGTTGGTTCCTAGTAGTGGGTAAAGGATTGAGTCAAGTGCACCAGCAGCGAAGTCCTGGTGAAACTCTAGGGTAATCGAACCGGACTTTAGTCCTGCGATACGAGTTCTCCATGAGCTACCAAACGCTGTGGTTTCCTGCTCGTCAACCTCAATAGGGAGTTCAACGGATGCAAGCGATGAGCTTACTGTTCCGCCGTTGATGGTGACTTTATAGTCAGTTGCTACGAATTTTGCCAATTTATGTTTCTCCTAATCGGCAAATACATCAACAGCAAATTCAGCCGCTAAGTAAGTGCCCTCATTCATTTGGATGGGTGTGTAATTTGTCATTTCAGTCACTCGGCAATCATAGGCGTAACCACCAAGTGTCT